CCGAGCCGACGCCGACCACCCCGGCGCCCGAGCCGAAGCCGACGTCGACGCCGACGACCCCGGCCCCGACGACTGAGCCGAAGCCCACCGCGCCCGCCCCGCAGGCCCGCCTCGCAAAGACCGGCGCAACCACAAGCGGACTGCTCCTGATGATCGGAGCAATCATGGGCGGCGCAGGCGCTGGACTGCTGATCCTCCGCCTCCTCGAAGGCCCCACAACCAAGGAGGAGACGGAGCTGTGAGGTTCAAGGACAAGATCACCGTCGAGCTGAACGCGATGGACGCAGCGATCACGTCAGTCCTGCTCGCCGAGAACGCCGGCCGCCTAGCGCTCGACGCGCTGCTCGCAGACAGGACCGCAGAAGTTGGAGGGACCACGAACAAAGACACCCTCGCGCTCGCGGACGCTTACATCAAGGTCGGGCAGGCTCTGGCGTTCGCGATCATGGACGCGCCGAAGAACCGAGGGATCGAGAGCACAATGACGCTCGCGCGGAGCGCCGCGCTCGCGGAAGCCGCTGTCACCGCGGCGGATGAAGTCGGTACCGCGACGGAGGAGGGGAAGTGATGACTCGATACATCGCGGTCTATCTCAACACCGCTCAGGTGCAGGCTCTGCGGTTCGACGCGCAGGAGACGGTCCTCGCTGCTGATGAGGATCTGGAGATCACGGAGAAAATCAGCAACTTAGCGGCCCGCCGCCTGGCTCGCGAAGAGATCGACAAGATGCGCGACCTGTATGTCGAGATCGTCGACAAGCTGCAGGAAGCAGTTGAGCGCCTCGACGTCGGTGAGGGCGACTACGTCGACGAGTGAGCACACTCCCCGATGAGCGCGGCCACGGGGAGGCCACCCGCAACCAAGAAAAGACAGGCGGGATCGGCTAAAGCCCGCGCAGCCCGACCAGCAGACTCCCGGGTGCAAGTCCCGGGCGGGCACGACGCCCGCGCCACACGAGCGCAGGCACGCCATAGAAAGGAAAAACGATGCCCATCATCAACGAGCACGAGGGCATGAGTAACGACGTCAACCGCGTCGACGAGCTGCAGACGGCGATCACCGACGCAGCCGCAAAACTCACCGACGCCGCCGCTGAAATCGCCGACAGATACGCCGGCAACGACGCCGAGACGCTCGAGATTCGGCTCATGGTTGGAGACCCCGTCGACAAACTCGTTGCTATCGCGAAACGCCGGTCCGCGCCGATGACATCAATTGCAGAAATCTGGGACAAACTCAACAACGTGGGGCGTGCTGTGAGCAGCGCAGATGCGCATGCGTGTGCGCAGGCGTTCGGCGCCTTCTACCAGTCCATAGTGCCCGACATGGTGTACCTGCTCGACTGCGTATCGGCTCTGCGCGACGCAATAGCCGACGCAGCCGCGGACCTCACCGACATCGCGGACAGCCTGGCGACGCGGTACGGCACGCGCGAGATGGACAGGACGATAATCCGGGGATCGATCGCAGAAGCGGTCGACGCACTCATCGACGCGGAGCGCGAGGCCGTGGAGCCTGCAGAGGAGGGCAAGAGATGATTACTGTCCAGCCAGTGCGAAGTGTCCCGGCGTGGCGGCGCTGCCCCGTCTGCCGAGGGGCCCTCGCACCACGGGGGGCGAACGTAGCTGTCACTATCGACGCCGAAAACGAAGTCGCCGCAATTGAAACGATCACCCACAAAGCCTGCGCGCGAACCGTCATCGAGTTCACGCGCGAGCGCGGCTACACACCAGCCGAGCTGGCGGAGGTCGGGGCCTGGATCGAGGTCGAGTGATGAGGCCGATCTGGACTCTCGACGAGATTCTCATCCCGTCCGCGCAGATGGTTTCGCTCAACGATCGCGGAGACCGTCGCCGCACGGCCCCGACCGTGAAGAATCTGCGCATGACAGCGATGATCCGCGCTCGCGCGGCAGGCCTCGGACAGTCAGAGAGACTGCGGCTCGTCGCCTGGCTCAGGTTCCCAGACGCGCGTCGGCGAGACCCTCACAACTACATGCCGACGTTGAAGGCGATGGTCGACGGTTTCGTTGATGCGGGTGTCCTGCCTGATGACGATAGGCGTCACCTGCAGGGGCCTGATCCGCGATGCGACTTGCTCGCGCCCGCGACTGCGAAGCGCCTCGGCGCGCAGATGGTCGGGATCACGTTCGAGGCGTACCCGTTCGAGGGCCGAGCCGGAACCATCGGCTAGACAGAACAGAAGAGTTAGGGGCAAAGACATGGCCGGAGATACCGTCATTACTGTCGTCGGTAACCTGACCGCTGATCCTGAGCTGCGTTGGACGCAGGCGGGCGCGCCGGTCGCTGACTTCACCGTCGCGTCGACGCCGCGAACCTACGACCGTAACGCCGGGGAGTGGCGCGACGGCGGCACTCTCTTCATGCGCTGCTCCGTGTGGCGCGAGACCGCTGAGAACGTTGCCGAGTCGCTGCGTAAGGGCATGCGAGTCATCGTTCAGGGGCGCCTCACCCAGCGCTCGTATGACACCCAGCAGGGTGAACGTCGCACGGTCGTTGAGCTGCAGGTCGACGAGGTCGGCCCCTCCCTGCGTCGCGCACGCGCGCAGGTCACCCGCGTTCAGGCGCAGGCCGCGAGCGCGGGCGGTGTCGGGTCGGGGTCTGCGCCTGGTGTTGGTGAGGGCGGGTGGGCGCCGTCCGCGTCGCTTGACGCGCCGCAGCATGATCCGTGGGGCTCGCAAGCGGCGTCGTCTGAGCCGCCGTTCTGATCGGCGTTGTGGAGTAGGTAAGGGGAAGGCCAATGCAGGATTTGGAACTTTTCGAGTACGCGGGTCACGAGATTCGCGTGCAGGTCGCCGAGTCGGGTGAGCCGTTGTTCGTCCTGGCGGATTTGGCTGCGGCGCTGGGCATCGTGAATGTGACGCAGCTGCGAGCGCGCCTCGCCGATGACCTATGCCTGACATACCCCATGCGTGACCGGCTAGGGCGGGCGCAGCAGGTGTGGGTGGTGACGGAGCCTGGTTTGTATGAGGTGATTATCCGGTCGGATAAGCCGGAGGCGGCGGCGTTTCGTCGGTGGGTGACGGGTGAGGTGCTGCCGTCGATTCGGCGGCATGGCGTGTATGCGACTGAGTCGGCGGTCGAGGCCATGCTGGCTGACCCTGAGACGATGATCCGGACGTTGACAGCGTTGCGAGATGAGCGTGCGGCGCGTGTGCGTGCGGAGGCCGTGGCGGCTGAGGCGGTTGCTGAGGTTGAGGAGCAGCGCCCGCACGCGCAGCTGGGGCGTGCGGTCGCGGCCTCGGGTGAGGCGATGCTGCCGAGCGTGTTCGGCACAGTGCTGTCGGCGCGCGTCGAGGGCATGGGGCCGAACAAGTTTTGCCGGTGGCTCCGAGACGCGGGTTACGTGTATCGGCGTGGTGGGCAGATGGTGCCGACTGCGCGGGCGATCTCGCGGGGGCTTCTGGAAGCCTCGGAGGTGCAGGTGCCTGGTGGAGGCGTGCGTGTGCAGACGTGGGTGCTTCCAAAGGGACAGGAGCGCTTTGCGCGTGAGCTGCTCGCTGAGCGGGTGGTGACGTCCTGATGGACAGGTTTTGCCCGGATTGTGGCGTGCTTCTTAATGCTGGGCACGCGCGTTGTCGGCCGTGCTTCTTGCGGGTCGAGGCTGAGTATCAGCGGTACACGGAGCGCGCCTGGATGACGCGGAATTATCCGGAGTTTAGGCCTCGGGATCTGTTCCCGGAGGACTACTGGGAGCAGGTAGGGGCGAAGAAGACAGACGTGAAGGAGGTGTGCTGATGGCGTGGGTGAAGATGGGTGATGACGCGGACATGTACCCGCGCTTGATGGAGGCTGCGTCGCACCCGAAGGCCGACGCTCGCACGGTGAACGAGTTGTTCGGGTTCATCATGCGGTGCGCAGCGTATTCGGCGGCGCACCTGACCGACAGCATCATCGAAATGGGAGTCGTATACACGTATGCGGGTGGGAATCCGGTTGTTCTGCAGATCGCGCTCGACACGGGCCTCATCGAGTGGGTGGACACTCCGAAGGGCCGGAAGCCGAAGCTTGTCGAAGACCCGGATTTCGTGCATATCCGTTCGCGCGCCGACGTCGAGTGGAGCCGTCAGCGCCAGCGTGACAACTCGGACCAGGCGCTACGTCAGGCTGTGATTGCCCGCGACGGCGACCAGTGCCGCTGGTGCGGTGTCGAGGTGTATTGGCCTGGCAAGACGTCGGCCCGCAAGGGGACGCTTGATCATTTGAAGCCCGGGGAGGCTGGCACTGTGGACACGCTCGTTGTGGCGTGTACGCGGTGTAATTCGTCCCGAGCGGACGACCCTACAGGCTCGTGGGATCAGTCTCACGAGCTGCTGCCCGCGCCCGAGCGGCCCCGGTACGGGGCGTTCACGCGCGGCATGCTCGAACGTGCGGGCGTGCTGCGCGGCGCGGAGGCCGCGTCCTGCGCGGTAGCTGGTGGAGAGAGAGGTGAGCGTGCGAGCGCGCACGCGGCGGATGGCGACCCGGCCTCGGGCGCACCTACGACGGGTGTGACCTCGGGCTGTGCGGACGCCTCCGTGACTGTGAGCGCGCCTGGCGGCGCGACCGTGGGTATCCCGACCTGCGCGGATTCCGGTGAGTCTGATCAGCTCGCTGTCGAGTCCGGCATCGGTGACCCCGGCGCTGCCCGCACACTCGCCACCCTGGAAACCGGCTACAAGCGAGAGCGCGGATTCGTCCCGACTGGCGTCGGACTCGACTCGTCTGGGCCTCTGGACTCGTGTATGCCCGGGTACGGGTACGGGTACGGGTCGGGAGTCCGGGTAGGCAGTAGGGAAAGGGAACAGGAGACGGGCAGGGAGCAGGTCGGGCAGGCAGCCGCCTTACCTGCTGCAGGCTCGAAGAAGCGCAAGCGAAGGAGAAGGAACAGGAGATGACAGACGAGCACAAGCAGGTGCTGGACAGGCTTGAAGATGTGATAGGTGCACTGGTTACGCAGAGGCATGGGCCGGGGAGGCTGATCGGGGCCTGGGAGATCATGATTGAGACGATTGATCCGTCTCGTCCTGACCTGACGGCCTGGATGACGGACGGTCGAGGCTCGATGCTGGCGCGGCGCGGCCTTATCGAGGTCAGCCGTGATCAGTACCGGGGCGACATCGAGGACGTGGACTGACGATGAGTAGGACGATGACTGGCGAGGTGTGCCCGGTGACGGGTGAGCCTCTGCTGCCGGGTGAGTATCTGTCGCGGGGTGGGGCGGCGCGTCTGAGGGTTGCGACTCAGTCCCTACCTGGCCTAATGGCTGATCTGGCGTACATCGCGTCTCGGAAGTCGGTTCCGGAGGGTGGCGGGTCGACGGGGCATTCGGCCTCCTCGCCGCCGCTGCTCCTGGCGCTGATGCTTGAGGTCGATGAGATGGCCTCGGCATTGCAGACGTGGGGTGACGAGCTGATCCGTCTCGTCATGGGGCCGAGATACAGTGTGCCTGCCCGGGATTGGCGGATGGTCGCGCAGCTGTTCGCCGCTCACGAGGACCGCGTTCGACGGTGGCCGCTGGCGGCGCAATGCGCCGACGAAGTCCTGTACTCGATCAGGCGCCTTGAGCACCTCGCCGCCCCGGCGCACGCGCGGCTCGTGTTCGTTGGCAAGTGCCCGAGATGCGGCGCTGACCTGCTCGCGCGGGAGGGCGCCGACGAGGTGAAGTGCCGCGAGTGCTGGCAACAGGTGGACTGCCGCACGGCCGTCGTCCTCATGATGGCCGAGGCCAAGCGACTTGAGCTGCCGCGTCCGCGCGCGACCAGGGTTGCGGAGCTGATCGTCGGTAAGCCGATCAAGGACGCGACCGTGCGGTCATGGTGCCAGCGCCGCAAGCTGCGTCCGGTCTCGCCGGAGGTCGGGCCCCGCACCTACAGGGTTGCCGACATCGTCGCCCTCGCGTCCTGACAACGCGCCACCCCCGGGCAGTACCTCACGCGCACCTGGGGGTGGCTCGTATCCGGAGGGGCCTCGAAACCACCCCCCGGGGGTGCTTGCAAACACCCCGGGGGGTGTTCTGTACCCAGGGGGCGTCCGAAACCACCCCCGGGGGGTGGTGTGAAACACCCAGGGGGCAGGTCTTGCGCAGTGCGTGCAACGGTGTATATTTCTAGTGTGGCCTTCCGCGTAAGTGGGGGGCCATTCGAGTTTGACGAGGGGGTGGCGAGCATGGTGTCCTCCCGGACGGGCACGAGCCAGTACAAGAACTGGCGAAAGCGAGTCCTCGCGGCCGGCCGAGCAGCAGGCATCACGCACTGTCCGTCGTGCGGCGTCGTTCTCGATTACGTGAACACGAGGACGCCGTCGTCGGCCGAGCCTGATCACATCCTTCCTCATCGCTGGGGCGGCAAGAACGTCCTCGAGAACGGCCGCGTCCTGTGTCGTCGCTGCAATCAGTCGCGCGGCGATCGAGTGAACGTGCCAAAACGGCAGTCTCGGCCGTCCTCAGTGGACGTTGATTGGTGAAAACGCCCTATTTGTGGTGCGATTTCAACGCAAATAGGGGCACCACCCCCTCCCTCCCCCACCGTGAGTGCCCACAGCGGTATAGCGCCATACCCCCCCGCTTTCAGGCGGGACGGGCTGGAAAAACGCTGACCGGCTGTGTTCGTTTGACACGCGCCCGCTGGGGGTGTCTGGTGGGGGTCTGGCGCTCGCGGTAGGCGTTTTTCGTTGGTATTGGGCGATTTGGGGGTGGTTGGGGTGGCGAAGAAGAAGGCAGACGCGAAGAAAGCGGATGCGTTCGATGAGCTGGACGCCAGGAAGAAGCTGCTCGATCTAACCCTCGCGTCCCTCGAGCACGCCGAGTTCGACAAGCGCGCGCCCCTGATTCGTGAGGCGCGGGCGCTGATTTCGGAGATTTCAGGTACCTCGGGGGCTGCTGTGCCCGAGTCGGTGAAGGGAGAGGGGGGCCAGGTTGTCGACTTCCAGCAGCGATTGGCGAAGCATCGAGCAGGCTCCCCGGCTAAGGGTCGCCGTTGAGCGCCGCGCAAAAAGCTTCGGCGAGCTCGCGGGAGAGTTCGCAGCGTCGTTCGGGCTGATGCCTGATGCCTGGCAGCAGCTCGTCCTTGACGACTGGCTCGCTGCCTCGGCTAAAGACGAGTGGAAGCATCCCGTCGCCGGCCTGTCTGTCCCGCGCCAGAATGGCAAGAACGCGCTGCTCGAAATGCGCGAGCTCTTCGGCATGGTCCTGCTCGGCGAAACAGTGATTCATTCGGCGCACGAGGTCAAGTCAGCTCAGGCGCACTACCGGCGTTTCAAAGAGTTTTTCGGGAAGAAGGCCGATGATGAGGCCGCTCGATACCCTGAGCTCAACGCAATGGTCGAACAGGTCCGCAACGTCAACGGCCAGGAAGCGATCATTCTCAAGAACGATCCGTCGCGCGGCTGGCACGGCGGATCGCTTCGCGTGATCGCGCGGTCGAAGTCATCGGGCCGTGGCTTCACAGCTGACCTGATCGTCCTCGACGAGGCGCAGGAGCTGACCGAGGACGCGCTTGAAGCGATCACCTCGACCGGCTCGGCCGGTCACCTCGGCAACTCCCAGGTGCTGTACACGGGCACGCCGCCCGGGCCGAACGCCAACGGCCAGGTGTTCGAGCGCATCCGCGATCAGGCGCTGTCTGAGCATCCCGGCGCGATGTGCTGGCACGAGTGGTCTGCGGACCCGGACAAGCCGCTGCGCATGGACGACGTCAAGACCTGGGAAGCCACGAACCCCGCGCTACTGGCGGGCAGGATGAAGCGAGCGTTCATTGAGCTTGAGCGCAAGACGCTCTCGGATGAGGGCTTCGCGCGCGAGCGCCTCGGCATGTGGCCGGCCAACGCTGGCGCGTCGCGGGCCATTGACCCGACCACCTGGGACGCAACGACAGCAGATGCGCCGGCAGACGGTATCCGGTCCTTCGCCGTCGCTTTCAGCGCGGACGGCAAACGTCAGGCGCTCGCGGGCGCCCTGAAAACCGGCGCCGGCCCCGACGTGCACTTCCACGTCAACGCAATCGACACGTTCACCGGATCGACGGACGACGGCGTGAAGGCCGTCGCCGACTGGCTCCCCCCCCCCAAAAACCCAAACCCGCCAACCAACCCACACGCG